ATGAGGTATTTCCTGCAGGTATTACTATGTCTATGTTCATTGCTTATTATCAGCGCTGGTTATGCCAGCGCTACCCAAGAAATTATTTTAGGCGTTGATCAGGAAAATGTTTATGGGCCACTGCTAAAAAATAAGCGAGTGGGTTTAATGGTCAACCAAAGCTCGATTAACAAGGAAGGGCGTCATACCATCGACAAATTGTTATCTGAGCAAGATAAATTCCATTTTACCGTAAAAAAGCTATTCTCCGTTGAACACGGTATTCGTGGGAATGCAGATGCCGGGTTAGGGGATGATAATCACATTGATAAACAGAGCGGTCTTCCCATTATTTCTCTATATGGGAGGGATAAAGACGGGCGTGTGCGGGCACATCCCACTGAAGCGCAGTTATCTGATGTTGATATTGTTATTTATGATTTACAGGATGTAGGTGTTCGTTATTTTACCTATACCATTTCTATGCATCATATGTTGGAAAGTCTGCAAAAGTATCATAAACAATTTATGGTATTTGACCGGCCTAACCCGCTCGGAAATTATGTCTATGGACCTATTCTCGAAGAAGAGAATATTTCTGGTATTGGTATGCATCCTATCCCTATGGTGCACGGACTGACGTCTGGGGAGTTTGCCAGTATGATAATCAATGAGGGCTGGCTAACGAATTTCAAGGATTCTAGTTGGCAGGCATTCGGTATCAAAGCTTATCAGTTTCCACCTGAGGATTTGACTGTCATCACTATGGGAAATTATACGCATAATTCACCATATTCATTACCAGTAAGGCCCTCACCCAATTTACGCAGCGATCTGGCTATTCAGCTTTATCCTTCTTTGGGATTATTTGAAGCAACCAGTGTCAATATGGGGCGAGGTTCCGACCACCCCTTTGAACAATTAGGTTTCCCATCCAAGCGATTTTATATTAACACCTGTTATCACGTCGACATCAACCAGCAGAAAACAGGGTGGCCGCAAGCGGGTAAGGAAGTGTGTGGCGAACAATTTGCTGTTGCCAATATAGCCGACTTTAAGCCGACAATACGTTACTTTGTTGAATGGTGGTTCAAATTTAAAGAGGCCGGTTATTCGATGGTTATTTCTCCACAGATGGAGGCCAATTATCTGGATTATCAGAATGATTATTTTTTAATCCGCCCTCTTTGGCTAGCAAAATTAACGGGCACACGTCATCTGGTTAAGTTAATGGAAGAAGCTGGTGAGAAGAAATTGACTGTCGATGAGACCGTGAATTATCTGGAATCTAACTGGCAGCCCGATCTAGATAATTATCTGAAGTTACGCGAGAAATATAAAATCTATCCTTAAATAATATTATTCTTCTTTGACGTTTGAGGTGCCAGTGAAAGCTGCGCCTCTTTTTTGTGGCTATTATCTTGGGTAGTGTAATCGCTCATTCAAACCAAATAAAAAGGAGTCAGACGATTTCTCATCTAACTCCTTGTTTTATTTGGTGGCCCCTACTGGACTTGAACCAGTGACCAAGCGATTATGAGTACGATTAGCAGGATAATAAAAACAGTGACTTACTTTAAAATCAATGGGTTGAATTTTAAATATGGATAAGTATGACTAAATATTAGATTGTTCTTGCGACACTTTTGCGACACTTTCGGCCAGTGGGTTAAATCTTAGAGCTTCGTCCAAATGGTCTGGCGAAAAGTGAGAATAACGCATAGTCATCTTGATATCGGTATGACCTAAAATTCGTTGTAGCACCAAAATGTTGCCACCTTTCATCATAAAATGACTAGCGAATGTGTGTCTTAAAACATGGGAAAGTTGACCGGGAGGCAGTTCAATTTCAGACCGTTTTAGTGCTCGACGAAATTCCGCATAACAAGCAGTGAATAAACCGCTTTTGCCTTTTTTGGGTAGCTCGTCATATAGTTCTTTGCTAATCGGCACTGTGCGGTTTTTGCGGCCTTTAGTTTTTATAAATGTTATTTTATGTTCAGTAAGTTGCGAAAGTTTTAAACCTTCGGCCTCGCTCCAACGCGCCCCCGTGGATAAACAGATTTTTACTACTGTAGCTAGGCATTTTATTGAGCTTTTTTTACATTCGTCTAAAAGCAATTCGATTTGATCGCGAGTTAAGAAAGCCATTTCGCTTTCTTCGGTTTTAAATGCTCTTACGCTCTTAATGGGGTTTAATAATTTCCATTCACCTAACCTTTCCAGTTCATTGAACATTGCCCGGAAATAAGCTAATTCAAGATTAAGTGTGCGCGGGGCTACTTTTGTCACTCTTGTGCTACGTGCTAATTCACCTTTCAGTCTTTTTTCCCGGTACTGGGAAAATAACTGCGCCGAAAACTCCGTAGCTAATGGCTTACCCATGCATTCATAAAAATGTGTCATGGCATCTTTGCGCCGTTCTCCATCATCTAATGTAATACCATGCGCGTTGTACCATGTATCAATTAAATCGCTGAGTCTTCGCTTATCTTTTTCCTCACCCAGCCACGGCTTATCTTGAATCTCTTCAAGCTTATGTCTTTCAAAAGCCAGAGCTTCCCCTTTGGTGGCAAATTTTTTTCTTATCCTTTTCCCACCCTTACCATCGGCACGGTTTACCGTATATAAATCTGCTACCCACAGGCCGGTTGATAATTTCCTTATACTCATGAGTTACTCGAATGATTTATTCCATAAATAGTATTCAAATACTCTGATGTTGAGGCAAAACCAATACGCTCACCATCTGGGGTAAAAAAGGAGATAACTCCATTTTTTGTATCGAAACTTTCTAAATTACCAACTGATTCATCATTGTAAAAAAATTCAAAATTTTCTTTAATCGAGGAAATGTGGTTTGTAGCAATAATTTCATTAAGAGTGATAGGAGTTCTATATATATTTTTAGAACCACTTTTTACATAACCAGTTAAAGTACTATTTGCAGTGTTTCTCCTTATTGAGGAAACGTTGCTATGTGCATTAATAATGCTAAGGTTATCAACTCTATTAGTCAGGTTTTTAATTGCAGATAGTATTATCGTATCAGTAGTACTTAATTGAGTTTTCTCTCCTATTTTTGCAGGTTCTATTTGTAGTAGCTGAACTATAGAATTAATGTCATCTTTGGCTTCGTAAGTTGATTTTATAGATGCTGCTAATGATATAATTTCATTTTGAACATAATCGACGCGAAGAGTATTATCATACTCAGCATAACGAAATGCTTGGACATCAAAAGGACTAGTTGTTATACGGTCTTTAATTAAAACAGTTTTTTTATTAAATGCCTGTCGTAAGCCTAATTCATATAAAACATTAGGGTTTTTACTGCTTAGGTCACATACGGCAATGTCACATTCAACAATTTTTTTTAAAATATCGAGAACAATCATATTACTACTATTAACTTCATCTGCTCTAATTGGGATGAATCCCGCAACTCGACAAGCAGGCGCAATTAAATGTTTATATACACGGTCAAAATGCCCATTATCATAAGTTGGGTTATCAGCAATTGGCATAATTACAAAACAAGTTTTCTCAGGAGCGTTTAACTCCTCCGATGCTTTTTCATGTGTAGTTTCGCTGATATTTGTTTTTTTATTTGTCATAAATATGTTCCTATGCGCAAGTCATCACAATTCGGCCCATAACATTTATATCTTCTAGTTCACAGTCAAATGCCATTCCAATACCGCTAACTCTAACCTTACGCACTGGGATGCGTGTGAGTTCGCGAATACTGATTTTACCCTCAATATCAACTAGCCATTTTCCGTCAAACACTTCTGAGAATTTGCGATCCACAATGTATTGAATATCGCCATCAACGACTATGCACGGGTCTTTTATTGAAGATTTATCAGCTAAGAAAAAAGCCTTATCAAACATCAAATAACTAGCATCATACATGCGGCCATCAATTAATTTTTTCTTTGGAATTTTGATGATGTCGGTTACGCCGTCGTCAAACATCTTTCCATGACCAGTTGCAAGCCATTCAAGCCTAACGCCTGTTTCAGCAATACATCTAACGACTATATCGGATGGAAAAAAGTCGCGTTTATAGCGATTGGCTAAACTACTACTTGCTATACCTAGATGGTCACAGAGCGCAATTTTGGTAGTAAATCCATATGCCTCCAAAACACGATCCAGAACTTTCCCGCCTCCGCTTTCAAAATTTATTTGTAGGTTCATGAAAGTTTTCCCTTGATTACTTCCTTAAAACTACACTAATATCTCGTTTGTAGGTTTACGAAAGCAAATATAGATAAATATAGATAAATGTAGGTTAACGGGAGATTTTGCCTTATGCGTCCAAACATTACAATCACCATCCAGACACCTTACTTACCTTTAGATGAATATTGCCGTTTGCATCGCATGTCTGAGGCTACAGCCCGCTTGATGGTCAAAGAGGGACGGTTACCAATTAAGCCAAAGGGTAATAAGCCCAAAGCGCTGATTGAAATCAACATGGCCGCACTTACAGTGCAGGCCCTTTCCGAATGCAATATTTCGCTTTCTGCTTAATTCATTCTGAATCTTTAGGGTGACGCTAACCATGTTTGATTATCAGGTTTCTAAACATCCTTGCTTTGATGTGGCCATGCGCCGGTTTGCCTTGGCGCATAACCTCAGTGAGTTGGCGGGCCGTGTTGGGATGAACCCGCAAACATTGCGCAACAAACTCAATCCTGATCAGCCGCATTACCTGAACGTTATTGAACTACTGGCATTAACTGATATTACAGAAGATCCAACCTTGCTGGATGGTTTGCTGGCACAACTGCAATGCTTGCCTGCTGTTCCAGTTAATGAGTTAACCCCCGGAAATCTACCCACCCATGCGCTTAGCGCTACGGCAGCAATCGGCGCAATTGCCGGTGAAACCGTAACAGTCGGGCCTATGACGCAATTCCGTAGAAACGCCATTCTTGACCGTGCGAATCAGGCCATTCGTGACCTGTCGCTGATTGTTGTATCGGTTGAAGCGCGTTTCCAATCCACGCCAGTTCTGGCCGCAGCTGTTGATTTTATAAGCGCCAGCGGGCTGGTTCCGGGCCTGAACTGAGGAACTTATGTATGAAAGTATTCGCTAACTACCTGAAACAACAATCACCCAGCCAACAATTAAACCATTTTGGCCATGGCTGGATTGAATTACCAAATGGTCAGCGCTGGCAACCTTGTACCAGTCGAGTGACGTTTCTAGGGGAATCACGCAAACCCATTTTTAAAACCAAATGCCGCCGGTGGTGGTTCCGTTTGATGGGCTTAAGGGGGTAACCATGTCGGCTAATAACAGTAAATGGTTGGCCATTGTCCGTAACAAAGTAACGGGAAGTCACAGCCGGGCAAGGGTTATATGGGAAAAGCTACCGGCAGAACGGCGGGGGGTTTTGCTTCACTCTGCAGGGATGAAATCAGAGCACTGTAACTACATGTGGGATGATTTTTCCCGTGAAGAGTTGAACCAACTGAGGCGAGGTATTCAGCGCCTGCGAATGTTGGTGGATTTGTTCGGCTCTATTGGGCCACTGGATTTTATGAAAGAGAACAACAGTACCCGGAAGCCGCAGCATCAACCGGTACCGGTAAAAAACTACGGCCCGGAAATGATTGCAGCCCAATCGATGGCCAATATGCATTACACCGATAATTAAGGAAACACGATGAAAGCAATAGCGGTAGATAGAAATGGCCTGTTAGACGACTTTAGCCATTGGGGCGTAGCCCATAATTACGCGCAATTCTTCTTGGGTAAATGTCGTTTGGCGGGTAACAACGTCGAATTACAGCCAATTATGTTTAATGACACCATTCATCTGACCAACCCGCACCAATGGTTTTCTGCTCATGCCGCATTTTGGTGCCGGGCATACCGTGAGGCTGAATCAAATAGTGATCAGGTCGAAGCGCTGGCCTCTATTCGCGCCATTTATCATATGTCCGGTTGGCTGGGGTTAGGTTCTTTAACCTGCATGATTAATAACTGGTGGAATAGAACCATTGAGATCCACGGCTTGACGCAAATCAACCACTCTTGTGCGTCAGCCAGCACTACCAAACAACTGCATTAATTAACCCAAAACCATAAATACCAACGGCCTCCCATCAGTGGCCGGGGATTTTTATTACTTAAATTCGGAGCAAACAACATGCATATGCACAAAACAGTAGGGCAGGAAATGAGTAATCGGGCCGCGGCTGACTCCCGCGAACATGCTTTGCTGATAGCCAGAAAAGAGGCCCGAATAGATACCCTTGTTAAGTTATCTGGCCATTTTGACCGGTTAGCCACTGACATTGCTAATCAGGGAATGTCTTCAACTGAGATTGTCGAGTTACTGCGGCAGGTTGCGGAAAACATGAGTCGTGGGCGGGTCTGGAGCGAATGACCGCTACCATCCAGCGCCCAGTAAATGATTTTATGGACGGGGATATTTTATCCCTGTCTTTACCTTTTAATGGCGAGTTCAGCCGGGAGCCGGAGGGGCCGCGCCGCCCGCAAGATATCAGTATCACCGAAGACGAACTCTTTGTTCAGAACCCTACCGACCACCAATGGCGCAGCCAGTATTTAGGGGGAATGCCCCAATTTCTGGCCCGTTATTTTGGTGATCGCTATTCCAACCTGTACCAATCAAAAGGCCGTCGCCATGCCAATACATTCTTACGCACCACGGTGGGCGAGAATGTATTGCCACGTCTACAGATGGTTAACCGCCAGTACCAGCCGGTCATCAAAGCGCCCGGTTTTTTACCGTGGCCCTTTGCCGACGATTTAGAACGCCTGCCATCGTTTGGCCGGGATGAGTTACGCAACCTGTCCCACCGGGTGGCTGATTTTATGTCTGAGAGTTTTACCGACTATATCGAACGCAATTTCACCGGGCAGAGCAGCGATCCAACAGAACTCTGGCAGCGCACCCAACGCGCTTATATCTGCCTTGTAAAACTGAGCAAGCAAGTGGGAACTGACCCGCCGTACTGGCGCGAATTCACTTCCAGCCGCAAGACAATCAACCCGCGAAAAATTGAATCCGGCCTACTGCGCATGATGGCACCGGATTGGTGGCGGGTGCGTTTAAAACGCCTGCGCGATGTGCGCCGTGAACATATGGCCATTGCGGTGGGGCAAGTACAGAAATCAGCGTCAGCCTATGTTAGCCGCTCAACCATGGCCGAATGGGTAGAGCAAAAACGGCGTAACCGGGAGTTTTTCAAAGCGTTTGAGCTGGAAAATCAGGACGGCGAACGGGTTTCGTTAGAAGACATGGTGAATGGCAGCAACGCCAATCCCGCAATACGGAGATGTGAACTGATGGTTAGAATGCGAGGTTTTGAAGATTTAGCCAATGAAATGGGCTGTGTGGGGGAGTTCTACACTATTACTGCGCCGTCTAAATATCATGCGGTGTATCACGGTGGCGGCTTTGTTACTAACTGGAATGGGGCCAGCCCGCGCCAGACACAAAAATACTTATGCAGCGTATGGGCTAAAGCCCGTGCGGCCATTGCCCGTGCCGGGATTAATGTCTTTGGTTTTAGGGTGGTAGAACCGCATCACGATGGCACCCCACACTGGCATGTGTTGCTGTTTATGCTGCCGCAACACGTCTCACAGGTGCGCGACATTCTTTGCTATTACGCCCGGTTAGAAGATAGCGAAACATTACAAAGCCCCGAAGCATTAAAAGCCCGTTTCCATGCTGAACCCATTGATCCGGCCAAGGGCAGTGCAACCGGCTATATCGCGAAATATATCTCAAAGAATATCGACGGTTACGCACTGGGCGAGGAAGAAGATGGCGAAACGGGCGGCAGTGCGCGAGAGATGGCCAAAGCCGTTACCGCATGGGCCAGCCGTTGGCGTATCCGGCAGTTTCAGCAAATCGGTGGTGCGCCGGTCACTGTCTGGCGCGAGTTACGCCGCTTGCCCGGAGACGGGCAAATACTCCCGGATCAGGATATGGATAACGTGCGTTTTGCCGCTGATGTGGGCAACTGGTACGCCTACACCGAGTTTCAGGGCGGGCCGATGGTGAGCCGGGATTGTTTGACCGTGCGCCTGTCATATGAAATCACTGAAATGGGCAACATCTACGCCGAAGACGTTAAACGGGTTTTGGGTATCTATTCGCCATTACTGGGGGAGGACTCCGCTGTTTGCACCCGTTTGGTTAAGTGGCAGATTGTGCCGAAGTTGGCCGAAAGCGCAGCGCAGGCCGGGGGTTTGGCTTTTTCTGGCGGCAACGCCGCCGCTAGGAGTTCTGTCAATAACTGTACGCCGGATGCCCGGCAACGATTAATAGAAGAATTACGTCTTAGAGGTTTTTTGGGTGATGAGGAAGAAATCGCGATACTGGAACGGGGCAGCAGCCTAAAAATTTACGGTGACCGCTCAGTAAGGTTAAATAATGGCCGCTTAGAAGAGGTGGCTCCACGGCCAGAACACCAGCGCTGGCCGGGCTGGAATTGATTTGTGCCTGATATCTATCAAAATTTATGGGGTTAGTAGTACCCCATATTTAATTTTATATGATACTGTACAAACATACAGTAAACTAGTTTGTAAAGGGGGCATCGTGACGGATTCACTTTGTGAATCAGTGATATTCGAACGTATAGAACTGATTGCACGAATGGTCGCTGATGATCATTGCATAAGTCGCGATAGACAAATCGCGCTAATTTGGATTGCTGAGTTATCCGAGGATGCAAGGCGTAATATATTGGAGCGGGGGAGCAAGCCCCCAATAAACGGGGGCGAGGTTTCAGGCAGCGGAACTTTGCAATAAGTCTAAAAACATTTGCCGTTGCTGCGGGTTCATTGAATCAACTACAGTTTTGATTAACAGGTCTTGAGTTTTAGCGCTGGGGCTTATTGTGTGGGAAAAGGTCACATTCATCACGAAAGTGTGACCACATTCCACATCATTACAGGCGCAATATAAATCTGAAATCTGCCGGTGTTTACGGTTGGTTTTTCGGATAATGGCCGCGCCACCGCATTCAGGGCATAAGACTTTCATCACTCGCATGTTTCTGGCTCCAAAAGTGGCGAACTTCTGGAATTTTAACGTGTTTCTGCTCATAACGCACCCGATTGTGTATCTTCAATGTCGAATTTAACGTGTAAATGCACTGGTATCTGCGGGTCACTGTTGATAGCGTCCATAATCATGCGTTGCAGCGGAATAACTTCATCTTTTCGGTAGGTTGCCCGCGCCTTTTCCGGGTCACCCAATCCCGCGCTGTTACTGGGAATAATCCCCGCCAGCCCTGCCGGGTAACGGTGGGCGGTCAAAATATCCTGCGCACTGATATTCTTGATATTGGCAAATTCATCTTTGGCGCTGATATCGCCAATTGGGATAAATTTAATCCCCTCCGGGTCACCTTTCGGGATGTTCACAAACAAGGTGCTGAAATTGCCGATCCCCTTGCTCTGTTCCAGACTTTTTATAATCTCGTCTTCCACTTCGGTGCTGAGATTCGGGTCATTGGTGTAGATAATCCCGCCCGTATGCGCCCCGTTGTGATAGTAACGGCGACGAAAAATAGTGGCTTCGGAGTTGAGCAGGGCGGCATGGATACCGCCGATGTAATCGGGCAGGCCATAAACTTGCTGTTGCGGGTCATACTGTTTGAGATAAACCACATCCTCCTGGCTAAAAACCAGCGGCTCCCCTTTCTGCAAAATCACAATGCTGTCATCTTTACGCACCCGCAAATAAAGTGAGGGCAGCGGGGCTAGTGCTACCACTTCACCCCAGCCGTTACGCACCTTGGCAATGGCCACATCACCAAAGGTCAGATAATCGAACACCCCGGCTTTTAGTTCCTCATGGGTCAGACCGCCACCGACATAATCAGCCGCCACCATATTGCGCCGGGCATAGAGAACGCCGCCGTGCTGGCCATTGAGATTAACCAGTTGGGCAAGGGCCAGCCGGTCAATAGGCTGGCTGTAGTGGTCAAAATCATTGTCATACCAAATTTCCTGATAATCGGTACCCGTGGTTAAAACCGGTTCGGGTTTGCCCAAACTGATAATGCTCATTTTGCTGGCGGTATGGGTCACTGGGGCGCGGCGGTACTGTTTTTTCTTCTTCATGCGGCTTTGCTCGTCTTCCATGTGGATTTACGTTTATGCTCAAAGTTGAGCGGTTCGTTATCTATTGCGTGGGCAATGGCGAAAAACACATCGGCATGGCCAGTTTCTTTGGTACGGTCTGCGACAAATGTCATGCCGCCGCCTTTGGCGGTACTGGTGCGACGAATGGCCAGAAATGACGCGGGGATCTCTTTGGCTTCGGCGTCCCATTCAAGGCGCTGGCTTTCAATCACATCCACCATTTTCATGACCAGTCGGTTCTTACTTTCCAGCCCGTAGTGGATGGCCACCGCTTGGCGCATGGCAAAGTTCTGTACCAGCTCAAATACGCCGTTGCCGATCCCGGTGATATCTACGCCGATGTAGGTCATGTTGTAGCGCTGAAACAGTTCTTTTATCTGGTTGGCCTGATAGTTAAAGTTCAGCCCTTGCCAGTAGAACGTGGCCAGCACCCGGAAGCGCTCCCCCTCAAATTGAGGCGGGGCAATAATGACAAAGGTTGAAGTGTCACCGCTGCGGGCCGGGTCAAAGCCGCCCCATACTTCACGGTTGCCGAATGGCCGTGGCGCACTGAAATCATGGTCTTGCCACATCTCAATATCGACGCCGCATTTTTCCAGCATATGGAATTTAAATACGCTGTCGCCGCTGTCCACAAACACACACATATAGAGCATGTTAAAGGTGTCGCGGTTGTACTTATTGCGCAGGCGCTCGATATTGGCCAGATTAAAACCGCCGTCTATCGCGTCTTCTAACGTAATGACATAGCGCCACTGGCCATCCGGGCAGAGTCGCCCGCCATCGCGGTACTCGTCGAATTCAGGGAACGTGATTTTGCTGCGCTGTTTGTCGCCTTGCTTCCACTCATCACCCGTCCAGAACGGATAGCCCTGATGAGTCTTGGCGCTGGGTGTGGAGAAATAAGTGGTGCGCCATTTATCATGGGTGGCCATGGCGCTGGCCGCTTCATTTAATTTGGCAAAATTCGGTACCCACAAATATTCATCGCAATACAGCTGGCCGCTGTAGGATTGGGCGGTGTTCTTGTTGGTAGACAGGAAACGTAACTCCGCGCCGTTACTGAGGCGTATTGGGTTACCGGTCAGCGTCACCCCAAAGAACTGCTGCGCGATATTGACGATATACGAGCGGAATACTTCGGCCTGCGCACGGGAAGCAGACAGGAATATTTGTGGGTTGCCGCTGATAATCGCGTCTTCCAGTGCTTCAAAGGAGAAATACCACGTTGCCCCAATCTGGCGGCTTTTCAGGATATTGCGGATAGCGTGGTGTTTATTGGCCCGTAGGTATTGCTGATAGAAAAACAGCGTTTCCCCGGCAAACAGTTCCAGCTCTTCCTGTTGAATGCCTGAAATATCATTTTTACGGTATTTACGTTTCCCGCCGCCATTATCATCCCGTGCGGCAGCTTCTTCACCGCTGGCATAACTGCCTTGTGTCTGTGCTTTAATTGCCGCTAGTTTTTCCGCGTGTTTACTCTTCTGCGCCATTAATTTGCAGTGCTGGGCGATTAAGCTGTCTATTTCTTTTAATTCCAGCTCATTTTTATTATCGCGATTGGCCAGCACCAATATACGGCGGTTGATTGCCTCCTCAATACTTTCATGACTGAGCATATCAGCCCAATGCCATTTTTGTGCCCAATAGTAAATAATCCGCGCATTCGGCAGATTTAATTCGTTGGCGATTTCTTTCGGTGTCCACCTTTTCAAATAAAGTGAACGCGCCACACCGATAATAGTTTGAGAGTGTTTAGCCATGAATGTCATTATGCGGGCTTTATTGAGGATAAACGTTATTAATAAATCGGCTTCATTCGGTTAAAGGGTTATATCCGAATTGAACCGAAATAAGGTCAGTGCGCCTATTTAAATAATCCGCAATACTGCCATCACTGAATTAAAACCACCAATAACGAGATTGTATTTTATGTCCGGCTCTCAACTCATGACTAACTGGATCTGCATTGCGTCTGAGGGTGAAACCGTAGACGGACGCCATATGGAGCGCCAATGGCTAATTGATTGCGCTGAAACTTATGACCCTAAATTATATGCCGCCTTGATTTGGCCTGAGCATGAAGATTGGGGCTATAACTTGGGCGAAGTCTTAGAGCTAAAGGCGGAGGAAGTGGACGGGGTCATGCGGCTATTCGCTCGTTTGTGTCCCTCCACCCATCTGTTACAGGCCAATCGGGATGGCCAATTGTTATTCTGTTCGGTTGAACTGACTCCTAGTCGTAATTTCAGGGGAACGGGTAAGTGCTATCTGGAGGGGCTGGGCGTCACCAATACCCCGGCGAGTGTCGGCACTGAGCGCTTACGCTTTAGCAGCAAGCGCAAACATTCATTATTCGGTGCGCTTGAACCACTGGTCATTAACGAATTTAAGAAATTGGGTAAGGAAAAAACAATGGCAGCAAGTAAAGCAGTAAATAAAAAGAAAAGTCCGTGGCAGAGTATTTTTGGTATTAAAAACTACGCCGAAGAAAATTCGGAAGAAATTCCAGAAGCGGACAGTAAAGTACAAGTATTAGCCGAAGCGCTGGCCAGTTTGGAAGCTCGCGTTATTGCGCTGGAAACAAAAACCGATGAAACCGACGCCGCTGTAGAAGATGTGGTGGCCGATGTTGAAACGGTAAAGGAGGTTGTGGATACAGAAGAATTCGCCACCTTGCGCGATAACCTGCCGGGCATTATTAAGAACTTTGGCAAGCTGGAAAATAAAGTGACTAAATTACCGAATAAGTTTTCTAAAGGTGATGGAAAAAAGCCATTTAAATTCCTGTAAGGCTTAACGGCCAAACATATTGGCTGTTAATTATTAATTTCATCTTTTATATAACAGAGAAAATCTATGAATTTAAATCCACGGGCGCGGGCGCTATTAGACCAATATAGCGCCGGTCTGGCATCGGAATACGGTGTCAGTGATGTAGGGCGTTATTTCTCGCTGACAGACCCGAAAGAAACCGCCTTACGGGCGGCGTTGCTGGAATCGGTCGAATTCCTGTCCATGATCACCTGTGCCGATGTTGACCAACTGTCTGGCCAAGTGGTTTCAGTGGGCAATTCCGGCATCTTTACCGGGCGTAAAGAGGGGGGCCGCTTCATCCGTAAAACCGGTGTTGACGGTAACAAATATGAACTGGTTGAAACCGATTCCGGCGCAGCCTTACCGTGGGATCTGCTGTCCATTTGGGCCAATGCGGGCGGGGAAAACGAATTCTTCCAGTTGATGCAGACCTTTACCAATAACTCGTTTGCGCTGGATATGCTGCGTATTGGCTGGAACGGAACATCGGTAGCAAAAACCACTGACCCGGAAGCTAATCCGAGCGGTGAAGATGTCAATATCGGCTGGCAAGCACGCATGAAAAACTTCAATGATGGGATTCAGGTTATTGATGATGCGATCACCTTGGGCGAGGGCGGCGATTTTATCTCTCTGGATGCGATGGCTGCGGATTTGATTAACAGCAAAATCCCGGCACAGCACCGCAGTGATCCGCGCTTGGTGGTACTGGTGGGGGCGGATTTGGTGGCGGCAGAGCAGCACCGTTTGTACAACAAAGCTGATCGCCCGACTGAAAAGATTGCGGCGCAAATGCTGTCCAGCACCATTGCAGGCCGTCCGGCCATTATCCCGCCGTTTATGCCGGGTAAGCGCATGGTAGTGACGCCACTGGCTAACCTGCATATCTATACCCAGCGCAATACCCGCCAGCGTAAAGCGGAGTTTGTTGATGATCGTAAGCAGTACGAAAACAAGTATCTGCGTAACGAGGGCTACGCCGTCGAAGAGCCGGAGTTGTACGCCTCTTATGACGAATCAGCGGTCACCATCGGTTATGTGCCGGAACCCACTGACCCGAAAGCCGGGGAATAAGGGGTAATCATGGCGTTATCACCTGCACAGCGGCACACGGCCAGAATTCAGGCCGAACGCAAGCTAAACAATCATGAGGCACTGGCCGGTGTGGCCAGTATGCACCTGCAAAAGATGGCCATTGATAATGATGCCCAACGGCTGCACGGGCTGACTCTGGCTGAGAAAGTGCAGTTGAAACGCAGGGAACTGCTGCCCCGCTGGTTACTCAGTGTGGAAACCTATCTGGCGGCGGGCGAGGTCTACAGCAATCCGGTATTCACTTACTGCATTGCCTGGCTGTTTGATGTCGGGGACTTTGATCAGGCGTTGGACTGGGCAGATATTGCGATAGAGCAGCGACAGATTACGCCTTTTGGTAAGCGGCGCAGCATTTCTCACTTTGTGGCCGATAGCATGCTGGCGTGGTCTGAGGCCAGCATGGACGCGGGCCAGAGCATTGAGCCGTATTTCTCGCGGGTATTTGAGAACGTGCGCGATAACTGGCGTATCCCGGAGCAGGCCAGTGCCAAGTGGTTCAAATTTGCCGGGCTGATGCTGCTGCGTAATGACAAGGGCGAGCCGTTACCGAGTGCCATACAGGATGTGGTCACGTTGCAACAGGCTGATGCGCTACTGGCACAAGCCAATACATTCCATTCGGGGTGTGGCGTCAAAACCCATCGGCAACGGATTGCCGCCCGGTTACGGGTGCTAGAGAAAGAACAATAACGACTACCGAGAGCCAAAGCGGGCGCGGTGGAGGCTGCAACATTCGTTCGCAGGCCGTGGAAACCGGCCTGCCCGCTTTTTTCGGGAGCTGTATGTTTAACGGAAAAGAAATTGATTATCAGGATGTTGAACTGACCAATGACGGATTTTGGCCAGACCTCAATTTAAGCGAGTTTCAGCGTAACCGCAGTATTCCGGCTGATATTGATGCCGATACGCAAGCCGATGCGTTGCTGGCCAGCGTGGCAGAGGTGAATTTAGACCTGCGCCAGTTAGCGGCGGGTTATGTGGCCAAGGGATACCAACAGGCTATCGATGTGCCGGGCGTGGCGATGAACGGACAAACGGCACTGATTAGTCAGTATAAAAAGGCCGTTTTTGCCCGCGCCAAAGCCGATTTACTGGGGGAGTATTCGACGCAGTTTAGCCGGGTACCCAATGCCGGGCAGGAAAACCCCGAAACCCGCAGCCGTTTGCTGGCAGAGGCCAGCACGGTACTGCGCAATATGAAAGGTGTGGGCCGCTGCACCGTGAGGCAGATATGAGCAAATTACAGTCATTAACCGCCTTTGTGCAGGGCAACTTGCCGGAACGGCTGCGCAAGCTGGAATTTAACAGCGACATGGACGAGTTGCGCTTTATTCCGGCACAGCGGGATTTAGGTCTGGATCAGTATCAACTGGCGTTGATGCAGTTTGATGCTGTGCTGAGTTGGGGCCGCTTCCCTTACCGTGACTATGATCCGCGCAATCTGTGCGCCTTGTTGCTGGTGTGGATGATTGAGAATGCCCCTGACCACGGCCCGGAGCCGGAATTACCCAGTATTGATATTGATGTGATCGACGGTAAAACCGCCATGGTGGTGGTGTCGATGGGACTCACGGAATCACTGAGCATTAAGAAAGATGAGGCCGGGGATATTCCCTTTCAGGGCGCTAAATGGCGACTGACTGATCCGGAGTTATGGCTGGCCACCGAGGGCGCGATATTTGGCGCAGATGAGCAGGGTGCGCCGATTGGTGAACACGGATGATTATCAACGGTGAGCTGAGTAAAAAACAGTTAACCGAGCTGCAACAGGCACTTAAACGGCTGGAGTTACCGCCACCAAAACGTCAACGGTTGTTATGGCGGCTGGCCAAGTATGGGGTGATTGTTGCGGCCAAGCGCAATGTGCGTAATCAGCAATCACCGGACGGCACCCCGTGGCAGGGACGGCAGACCAACCAGCGCGGCAAGATGCTGCGCAACATGCCGAAGTTGCTGCATATCCGTGAAATGCCGGAGATTAGCGCGGTCAGACTGTATTTGCAGGGCGGTGGTTACCGCAACGGTGAAAAACCAGTACCGGCGGGCGTGGTGGGGGACGGCCAGCAAAATGGTATGCACGTGACCATTAACCGCAGCGCAGTGGCTAAATCGGTACCCCCGGAGCGGCCCGCCACTATCAAGCAGGCTAAGAAATTGCGGGCCTTGGGTTACCGGGTGAAAAAGGGTAAGCGCTGGCGCAAGCCACCTTACAAAGAAATTATCGAAAACATGCGTTTCGCCCAAGCGGGTTTGCTGATTAAAAAACTGAGTGGCAAGGCGGCTAAATCAGCGTGGACAGTGGACGTCCCTGCGCGTGAGTTCTTGGGCATGAGCGACGACGATTTTAACAAAGCCTTAGCGCGTCAGTTACAGGCCATCGGGTTTGGCTGGGACGTCAAAGCACAGGATATGAAGAGGTAACGATGAGTTGGCCACAAGTCAATATTGACCAAGAAAACCAGCTACAGGGCGAAACCAAAGAGATTGAACGGGCCGTGCTGTACATCGGTACCGGCAAGGTTAATACCGGGAAAACGCTGGCGGTGAACACGCAGACCGATTTTGATGTATTGCTGGGAACGGACGCCAGCGCGATAAAAAGCTGCACTACGGCGGCGATGCTCAATGCGGGCCAGAACTGGAACGGTTTTGTGCATGTGCTGGCAGAGCCTGCTAAAGATGCCGAACTTGACCCACTGGCATGGGTGGAGGCCGTCAGAGCCGCCCAATTGGTGGCCAGTGTTGAGGGCGTAGTGGTGGTGTTACCCACCGATAAAGCCACCCTCACCGCCGCCGCCAGCTTGCGGGCTGAATTGCTGGCCAAGTTTGGCCGCTGGGTGTGGTTTGTGCTGGCCGTTGATGGCCCGCAGGCTGATGAGGACTGGCCGGAGTATTTAGCCCGTCTGGCAGCATTACAACAGGGTGTTGCCGCGTCTGCGGTGCAACTGGTGCCACGGTTATGGGGCAATGAGCCGGGGGTGTTGGCCGGGCGTCTGTGTAACCGCGCCGTGACCATTGCTGACAGTCCGGCCCGCGTGGCCACTGGCCCGCTTCTGGACATGGGCAGCGATGCGCAACCGGTGGACGGTAAAGGCGTGGCGCTGGATTTGGCCACCTTGCAAGCGCTGGAAACCCTGCGCTACAGCGTCCCGATGTGGTATCCGGACTATGACGGCATGTATTGGTCAGATGGCCGCACACTGGATGTGGAGGGCGGGGATTATCAGGCAATTGAGAGTCTGCGGATTGTCGATAAAGCGGCCCGCCGTATTCGCTTGCAGGCGATTGCCAAGATTGCAGATCGTTCGCTCAACAGTACCCCCGGCAGCATTGCCGCGCATAAAACCTATTTTTCCAAGGTGCTGCGCGAAATGGCCCGCAGTACGCAGATTAACGGCATTACATTCCCCGGCGAAGTAAAACCGCCGAAAGAGGGGGATGTGGTGATTACGTGGCGCACTGCCACCAAAGTGGAGGTTTATATTGTGGTTCGCCCGTATGAATGCCCGAAAGGTATCACTGTCAGTCTGATGTTGGATACCGCGCTGGAGGATAGCCAATGAGTACCCGTATTTCTGGTCAGTCGGTTGATGTGAATATGGACGGTGACCTGATCCATGTGGAAAAAATGGGGCTGACCATTACCGACAACAGCGGCCCGGCACAAACCAATGGCGTGCCGGATGGGGATGTGAAAGGCGATGTTGGCGGTGAGGGGGATATTGAAGTCAGTACCAAGGTGCTGCAACAGTTGACCGCCAAAGCCTCACGCGCCGGTTCATGGCGCGGTATCCCGCCGTTTGACGTGTTGTTCTACGCCAAGGCTGGGGACGAAGAGTTAAAGGTGGAAGTGTTCGGCGTGAAATTGAAGTTTGATTCCATTCTGGATGTTGACCCGAAAGGCGGCGCGGTACTGACCCATAAAATTAAGTATTTCATTACCAGCCCGGATTTTGTGCGTATTAACGGCATTCCTTATTTGGAATCGGAAGCCACGCGCAATCTGATCGGCTAGGGGGCAAGGATGCAGGAACATGAAAAAGCCATTATTTCGCTGGGGGTTATCGGTGCCTTACTGGCTTTAGGCAAGATTCTGGCCAGCGATGAGCCGATCACCGCCCGGCTGTTTATTGGTCGCGTTATTTTGGGTTCGGGTACCTCAATGGCGGCAGCGGCGGCACTGGTATGGGTGCCGGGCTTGTCCCCGCTGGCCATCAACGGATTGGGGGCGGCGCTGGGTATTGCCGGTTATCAGGCGGTTGAGGTGTGGTTGCGCCGCCGGGGCAGCAGTGTGTTAAAGGGAAAGAAATCATGACATTAAGTGAGAAACAGCAGTTATTTACCCAACTGATTGCGCAGTTAATTGGCTGGGCCGGGGAACGGGGCTACCGTCTGACTTTTGGTGAAGCCTACCGCACCCCGGAGCAGGCCAAACTGAATGCCAAGGCGGGAAGCGGTATCAGTAACAGTCTGCATACCTCGCGGCTGGCAGTGGATTTTAATCTGTTTATCAACGGGGTGTATCAGACCAAAACCGAAGCTTACACCCCTTTGGGTGAATACTGGGAAAAGTTGGGCGGCAGTTGGGGCGGGCGTTTTAAATCCAATCCCGATGGCAACCATTTCAGCCTTGAGCATAACGGGGTTCGCTGATGGCCAAGATATTGGCGCTGATTGCAGCGGCATTTGTTGCCGGGTGGTATCTCAATGATTTGCAGCATGATCGTTTGGAACTGAGTATTACCCGCGCAGCCAACACAGCGGCAGAACAGGGCCGGACAATTTCGGAGGGCATAGCCAGTGATTCAGCCCGGCAACTGGAAGATAAGCTGGAAGCGTTGCGCCAGCAGGGGGATAAATACCAGCCGGTTATTCATACGGAAATTATTAAGCCGGTGTTTACTAACGTGTGTGCTACTGATGAATATGTCCGGCTGTTCAACGAAAGTAGTGATGCCGCCGAACGTGCCCTATCAGGAAAATCAGCTCACTAAATGCAGCACCCTTTTACCCCGATTAACCGGCACTACCGGTAATGATTTTGATAACGCATTACGCGCCTATCGCAGTATTTATACTTTATGCGCGGCGCGACACAATCAACTGATTAATGAAATATATCTGAGACAAGGAAATAAATAACATGGCTGACAAAAGTAAGATTGTATTAGTGGTGGGTGGTGTTGAACTTATTTTCGAACCGAATACTACCGCTTATAACGGTTTTATTAATGAAGTGGGGATGGAAAATAAAATTGCCCCGGCATTTAAATACCTGCGCCGTATTATCAGTAAAGAAACCAAAGAAGCCTTGGACGAGATTTTAAAAGCACCGGGTGCGGCGCTGCAATTAATTGAAAAGGTCAATAAGGTTTACGCGCCAGAGCTGGAAATCGAAGTAAAAAACTAACCCAACGGTTACGGGCCATTGAAAATAATTCTATTGAGCAGTTTCTTATTCTGCGTCGTCATTATCTGCCACATGAAAATGACGATATAGAAAGTCTGGCCCGTGCCGTTTGGCTGGATAACCGTTATTGGGAAAATACCCGAATATCAACCGCCGGTGGTATTGGCTTGGCATTTAAAGGCGATTAATGAAACACCTCGATTTTACTTTAAGCATGATTGATAAAATCACGCGCCCATTAAAGCAGGTGCAATCCTCTGTGAAAGGGTTCGCGGATTCATCACAGGCCGCTTTCGGTAAAATCTTGGTGGGCGGTGCGGCGTTATTTGGTGTGGTGCAGGGCCTCAAGGGGTCACTGGGGCCTGCGGCTGAATTTGCCGGGGCGCTCAATGAGGCCAGCGCCAAGGGAGTGAGTGATATTACCGACCTGCGCCCGCAAGGCTCGCTGACTGAGCAGGAAACCAGCAACGCACTGGCGAAGCATGAGCAATCGCGCAACCACCCCGACGGGACGCTGTTATACAAAGGATTTGTTCGACTAAATAGCGCTGTTGACAGTGATAGTGAATTGCTGGCCGCCACACCCAAAGCCGTCAAAATTGCCATGGATAATGCCAACGCACGGCTGGCAAAAGACCGGAACGGCGCGGATATTCCAAACCCGGCATTATTCCGGCAAAACCTTGCACTAAAAGGCGCGGCGCTGGTTGATATCGGTAAAGTCGCCGGTACCGCCGCAGCGGGTGACGATAGTCGCATTGTGAATGCATTACCCAAAACAGGTGGGACGGTGACGGGTGGGCTGGCCGTCACCGGAATATTAGACGGGCCAATCGGCCCCGGTGGATATAAAAGTAATATTCTTATCGGTACTGCGGCCGGTAATGGCGCGATAACGAACTCCGGGGGGGCTGGGTTCGGTTTACATGCGAGCAATGTTATTTATTTTTGGAATGACAGCTCTGGTTATGCGATGAGTCTTAGCCCAACCACCTTATCAGTGAGTCGGGCGGTTAATATCTCTGGCGTGGCGGGTGCAGCTATCTCTATGACAGCAAGCAGCAATGATGTCGCGCTCATCATTGATGGGAAAGACGATACCGGCACGCGCTGGCGCATCGGTAATACAATCAAAGGCAATAGAGTCGTAGAGATATATAACGTAGCGCTCGGTACTGCGCTACAGGTCGGCAAGACAATAAATGGCTCAGTCCAGTTTGTCGGCCCGTCTTTTTCAAGCGATGGCGATTTATACGCAAATAAAGGAGCCACAACCTATCAAGGAAATGGAGATATTAAAGGCGCAGCATGGGGCAATGGTTTGCTATCAACGTACATCAACGCGATGCGCAGCACATCGTTGATGGTCGCGCATAATGGATGGTGGCGTGACCCTGTATCAAAAATGATTGTTCAGTGGTGTACCGGCCCCGGCGTGACTCATGAAACGCAGAACGTGGTGACTAACTTCCCCATTGCTTTCCCGTCAGCGTGTTTGATGGCGCATGTATCAACAAAATGTCCAGACCAAAATTTGGATAACGATGTGTTTTATCAGGTCGCCAGTTGGAACAACAAATCAGCAGTCAGCGTCCTCCAACGCCCAGATAACGCTAGGGCGGGCACAAATGTTTACCCACTCTTTATAGCCATTGGTTTTTGACCGGAGGTCACTATGTATTATTTTTCAGCTACAACCCTGAGTTTTTACCCCGCTGAGTTACTTGATGTTTATGCGGACGCCGGGACACTGCCAGATGATTTAATCGAGATTAGTGATGATATTTATGCGCAATTTGCTGCGCAACCGCCCGCAGGGAAAATGCGCGGTGCAGATAAAAAAGGTAAGCCGGTATGGGTGAATGTTCCTGTGCCTACTGTCACAGCTGATGATATTGCGGCAACAGCCCGCCGCTATCGTGATGCATTTATTACTGCAACCGATGCCATGACAATCATTGATTATTCAATTGATGATAAGCCACTGACAGATGCACAACGCAGTGAGTTAATGGCCATTCGTGCCGCTTATCGCGCATGGCCAACACTGGCCAACTGGCCATTAATCGAGTTGCCAGAATTACCGCAGTGGCTTTTGATTGAAGCTGTAAATCAGGGCTATCGTGTGCCGGTATGGCCGGGGGTGCGGGATGTGGCGTAAAGCAACATTATCTATCCCCGGCAGTATGGCCGCAGTCAATTGCGCCATGCTGCCGGTGCATCCGTGGGTTTATGGCGTAGGCCGCAGCGAGGAGTCGGGCAGTTATTTGAGTCCGCAGAACGCCGTGGATCATCTGGCGGGAAAACTGGCGGGCTGCGGTGGCCAGCAGTCTGTGGTGGTATTTATGGTCTGTGCCGCTGACCATCCCACCTTTATGCAGGTGCTCACGCAATTCTCTGCGGTGCTGCCGTTGCCGGTTTTCTCGCAAGTAGCACGCATGGCCAGCACTGCGTCCACACTGGCTACGACCAAAATGCAGTTACCGGCCGGTGCCGGAAACGGATTACCCCTGCCGCAACCGTTATCCACCGCAACCAGTCGTATGGCCATCAATGCCCAACGTATTGCACAGGCCAAAGATGCCGCCGGGGCGGGGGCTAGCATGGCTGGACTGGCATCGGCATTGTCTGGTTTTGCCAGCGTCAAAGCGGCGGCACTGGCCAGTGTGGACAGTGCCTTAAATGGCTTACTGGCAGGCCGTGCGCAAGCGTGGGTGTTTACCGCCAGCGGCAATGCGGCAGCGGTGGCCAGCGAAATGAAAAAGAATGTACCGCAGCAGGATGCGGTTTTTACTCTGGCCACGCTGTTTGCCGGAGAGGATTTAACCCCGCTGGAGGCGATGATAAATGACACAGATAGTCATGCTGGCATTGGACGGTGAAGCCATCCCATTAAAAGGGCTGACCGTGACCCCTACCATGCAATTTCAGGAAAAAGACCAGTCCGGGCAGACGTCGAGCACCGCCACGGCAGAGCAGGGTATCAAGGCCAAAGAGCTGCGCGTATCCGGGCTGGTGTCATTCAGCACCCCGGAGGTATTAACCCGCATTTTTGCCCTTGCTGAATCCAAAGACGCTGGCGGTGCATTGAAAAAATACCGGGTGGCCAATCAGGTGGCGCAGGCGATTAATTTTCGGCTGGCCACTTTTACCGGCGCGATTGATGCACCCAAACAAGATGGCAAAATGGCGTGGTTGGTGACCTTTACCCTCAAAGAGTTTTTGAGTGTGTCAGAAAAACGCGAGGCCCGCGCCGGGGGCAAAACTGCCGCCAAAAAGCAGACCGCAGGCGGTACCGGCGGCAGTGAAGCGGGCGAGGATGCCGAGAAGTTGAGCTGGTTTGAGCGCAAAGTGTTGAAACCGGTCAATGATGCACTGGGGCCAACTTCATGAAACCTATTCGCAGGCTGATGCTGTCCGGCGATACGGTGCCACTGGTTGATGCCAATCTGGTGCTGGAGCTGAACGCCTGCGGGCGCGGCTTTATCACCGCTGAAACCACCACCGATTACACCGGCAAACTGGTGCGGCTGGATGCCGGTTACCCTGAATTGATATTGCGCTGGTTCACTGGTTATGTGGAACGTTCGCAACCGGCAGAGAACGGCGCTCAACGGCTTTTTGTACGTGAGTTAACCGGCGTTTTCGAGCGCATGTGGCCGGTATCGATGCAACACCCGACCCTGCGCCAGTTGGCGGAATGGCTGACTGACAACAGCGGGTTAACGTTCCAGCTTGCCGCCAGTGCTGACTATAACGACAAGCCAATACCGCATTTTACACACAGCGGCAGCGGCTATCAGTTGTTGGCCAATATCGGCAGCGCCTTTGATATTGCGGATTATGTCTGGTACCAGTTGCCGGATGGCGCGGTCTATGTGGGCAGTTGGCAGCATTCATTATTTGCCGGTAAGCCAGTGGCTATCCCGCCTGAATTTAGCACCGCAGCGGCGGCAGGCAATACCATGACCGTGCCTATGATCCAATCGGTGCGCCCCGGAGTGGAATTGAATGGCCAGCGCTTAACTACTGTTCGGCTGAATAATGATGATTTGGTCTTAACGTGGACGCCGCGCAATAAAATCACCGGCCAGCCGTTGCAGAAAACCCCGATACAGCGCCAGATTGATAACGCCTACCCGGAGTTATCCGCCGGGTTACATCTGCCGAAAATGGCCCGTGTTGAGGGGCCAAGCGAGGCGGTGACCAGCGGTGATATGGCTGACCCGTTCCGGCCCCGTTATGCCGTTAATCTGCAATTGTTGGATGATGATGGCAAGGCCGCAGCAGATACGCCGGTTTATCCTGCGGTACCGTTACCTCTGCCAATGGCCGGGGCCGAGTCGGGCATGTTCCAGTTCCCCCCGGCAGGTACCTTGGTGGAAGTGGGCTTTACTGGCGGCAGGCCGGATAAGCCGTTTGTGCGTCAAACCTTATCACAGGGCAATAACCTGCCCACGGTGCAGCCGGGTGAGCAACTACAGCAACAGCGTGATGGGGTATCGCAGCGGGTGACGGTGGCGGGGGACTGGGAGCGTAAAACCGATCAGGTGATCCGTGAGGAATCCATGAGCCGGGTGATTATGGCTGACGATGAAACCCGCACACTGGTAGCCCGTGAAACCACGGTTCAGGCCACGGACAAAACCACGGTACTGGGGACGGCCACCTTACTGGCTGGTGCTATCCAGCAGATTAGCGAGGGGGATTACAGTCTGGCCACCCAAGCCAGTTACATGGCCAAAGTGGGTAAAACCTTAACCACCGATGTGGGGCAGGATTTGATAGAGAAGATTGGTAATATCCGCAGCAGTATCGCCGCCGCCCGGCAGGATGTGATAGCGCCGGTGGTGTGGATTGGTAGCCAGCAGATTAACGTCATGGCCCTCATGCTCGATACGCTGGATGTGGTGAAAGAGCTGGCGCAGTTGACCGCAGCACATACCCATACCAATACCGGAGGCCCGCTCAATGCTGCTAGCATCACCGCCACCGGTACCAAGTCAGACGGATTACGTGGTAAATACGCCCCTGTGATCGGCTAATCGATCTCGCACAATCAGCCCGCCGCGCGCGGGCTTTTTTACGCCTGTCCAAAAGCACCGCCAGCAGCCCATAGAGCAACGCAATGAACCCATCATTACACCGCAATGCCCGAAATGGATCACGCCAGCCACGCCATGCATACGCAGCGGAACATGCCACGAAAGAAACGTCATCATGACGGAAACGGCACTACACCGCACCCGCCTGCACACTTTGCGTTATAAAGTTTTTTCAGTTTTAATTTTCTACAAAACACCCCGCCAGCCCGCGCCGTGGCTGGGGCTTTGCGGCATTTCGCCAACTGAAAAGATTGAAAAGAATTACAGTGTTTTTCAGTTTTTGGATCTCGAAGCGGATCGCGGGAAAATGTTAGCACATTGAATTTAAAGGGGATTGTGTGAATTACGTGGGTTTTGTGGATCACTTTACGCGGTGTTTTAGATTACAGATAAAATCCCATCCGGTCAGGAGTGGCGCGGGTTGTGGGGGATTCTATAAATAAAAATTGAAATGAAAAGTAATCCTTTGAGATGTCATTTTTTTGTCTCTTCACTTACTGGCTTGGTACCCTCTTTTTTCAGCCGAAGATATTCATAGCTCTGGATACATATAGAACCATCAGATAACGATAGTGAGAACATTTTGTTTGAAAGGTTAGCAATATATCTAAATTTTTCATTTTTGTTTTCTGAACATAGGGTATTTGTATCTACAAGGTAAGTATTCACTCCTTGTATTACGTTTTTTCCATCAAGAACGCCGTTACAAAAGAACAACGCGGGTAAAAGAGAAGTGATAAAAAGGATAAGCCCCCTAACTTGGTTTAGCTCACTCAAAAATGCCGTCCTACTAAACACCATCCAGAATAAGACAAGGCCTAAAGCAATAGCATAAATGCAGTACCTTTCAAGTCGATCGCCAGTAAAGAAAAAATAAACGAAGAAAAGCAAACTCCCGACTAACATCAATATAAATAGGGCATATTGAAAATAAGCGTATGCTTTAAAAACCCCGCCCGCTTGCATGAATTTTTTAGTTTGTTCACTTTTTGGGGCATTGTATTCATTAAGAATGGCTTGAACTACAAACGTAACAATTGCACCGACCACAGGTATTAGTGTTGCCTTAACTATGTCTGACGTATCGACAAACTGTAAAATATTTAGACCAAAGTGCATCCAAAAACCCCACAGATAAAGGACTCCACATATAAGAAGATATGCGGAAACTATAGCGCCAGACATGAAATTAATCTTCAT